ACTTATAAGTATCGGGTATACAATAGCTAAATGGGTAAAACTTAAAAAAAAGAAGTAATAATCATAATATGGCTTACGTACAATATAACTCACCTTTAGCTAGAGTAAGAAAAACTACCAAAGGTAAAGGTAGGAACTTCAGGACAACTGAAGAGGGTGCTGGCATGACTAGCAAAGGAGTTAAAAAGTATAAAGCACAAAATCCAGGTAGTAAGTTAAAAACTGCTGTCACTGGAGATGTAAAACCAGGGAGCAAAGATGCTAAACGTCGTAAATCTTTCTGCGCTAGATCAAAAGGTTGGACCGGAGAAAGAGGTAAAGCCGCTAGAAGAAGATGGAAATGCTAAACAAACATAAACACTAAAACAATGGAAAAAGGACATTTTGGTAAATATACCGGAAACGCAAGACACTCAAGAAAAGAAGAAATGATTCATGATCGTGAATTAATCTATGATGCTAAAAAACAATTGCATGATGCTGATAAAGATTATAAAAAAGATTCACCTTTTGAAGGTAATGCTTTTACAGGAGCTATGGCTGATTCCGGTGGAGATTACGCTCAAGCTAAAGAGGCTTTAGATTCTCCTGCAAAAAACTTAACTTCAGTAGCTACATTAGAAACAGGAGCAAGCAATAGAAGCAAAATGGGTGATAAAACAGAAACCAAAGAAAAATCACCAAGCATTATTAGTTTTGGATCTTCTAGTAAACCTATTACTCTTGGATTAACGGGGGTAAATGGAAAACTAATTCCGCAAAATAATCCAATGACAAGTGCCAGAACAACATCAGCGTCAACAGCAGCAACTGACGAATCTAAATCAACTTCATCTTATACTACTTCAGGACAAGGGAGAAGAGAAAGAAGACTAGGTAAAGCAGAAAGAAAAGCTGATCTTAAAAAATCTCAAGGTAAATTGGTTGCTACTAATAGACTTGAGAAAAAAGCAAGTAGAATAAAAAACAGAGCATACGTAAAAGGAGACAAAGGAGCTACAAATCAATATAAATAAACCAACTAAAAAATAAAATTATGTATAAAGACAAAACTCCAGTAAAAAACCTAAACAAAGGTTACGGACAAGAATCTTCATCTCAAGAAAAGAAAAACTTAATGAGTGACAATCCTATAGCTTCACACGCTAGCGGAGGTTCATTTATGTCTAAGCATTCTAATTCATCTCCATTATCTATGTATGGGAAAAAAGAATCACCCGCTGCTATGTATGGTGGTAAAAAAGGTGATGACAGTAAGTCTAAAAAAGATTACGAATAAAAACAGATTAGGACTGTCTAAAACCTAGCCAACAAACAACAAACAACAAACAACAAACAACAAACAACAAACACAATGGCAAAATTCATCAAATTTAACATTACGCTTACAGGCGCTACTCAACCAGCTGCCCCGATTTCACCACTCTTGGTAAACGTAGAAGACATCACAACAGTTGCTGGAGCAGGAGCAGCAGGAGCTCAATCTAGTGTAATTATTGGTTTAACAGGTAGAAACACTATCGCTGGTTACACGTCTTTAACTCTTCAACCTTCAACTAGTCAATCTGCTTTAGTAGCTCCAGCATTTGTAGACGGACAAAGAAATCCTTTAGAAGACGCTGTATATTCAGCTATGACAGCAAATCCAGGTGGCGTAGTAACTACTTGTTCTTTAGGTAATGACCAAGCAGCTGCTACAGTAGCACTTCCAAATGGAGCTCAAATGTTCTGGGGAACAGCTGATTTTGCATAATGAGCAAATCAAAAGGTTTCGGTGATAGCGTAGAGAAATTTACAGAAGCAACTGGAATCAAAACCTTCGTTGACAAAGTATCACAGGGATTAAATATTCCCTGTGGTTGTCAACAAAGAAAAGAAACTTTAAATAAAGTTTTTCCTTATAAACAATAATTTATGAGCTTTATAATGAAAGGTGCGCCTTACAGTACTGATAACACTCCTATTTACAATGTAGATATGGAAGATGGTGTATTAGGTAAAGCTAACAACAATGGAAGCATTACTTTAAATAACAAAATAAAAGATCCTAAACAGATAGACGACGTCATAGACCACGAGATGGTACACATAAAGCAAATGAAAGACGGTAGATTAGATTATGATGATGACAACGTATATTGGGAAGGTAAAAAATACTCAAGAGCTTCAATGAAAGAAGGTGCTGAAAATCTTCCTTGGGAACAAGAAGCGTATAATAAAACTAAAAAATAATGTGGAAAGTACTACTAGGTCTTTTAAAAGGAGGTGAAGGTAGGAAGTCTGTAGCTGGAGGTTTAGCTTGGGAAATAAGAGAAGCAATTAAAGGGAAAGAATTAGATCCTGAAAAATTAATAGAACTTCAAACCAAAATAAATCTAGCTGAAGCTTCACATAGAACTTTATTCGTTGCCGGATGGCGACCGTTTATAGGTTGGATATGTGGGTTTGCATTAGCTTACAACTTTGTTATTAGAGATCTCTTTATATGGATAACTAATACAACTGACGCTCCACCACCATTACAAATGGAACATTTAATGACCGTACTTCTAGGTATGCTAGGATTAGGAGGTCTTAGAACATACGAAAAAATAAAAGACAAAGTAAAATAAAAAATTATGTATCAAAAAAATCAAAGTGATTTCACTACAAGTGCTATTGATCTTCTTTTAGTTTCTACGCTAAAAGCTGAAACCGTAGTGTTAGCAAACGCTGCTTTAGTTAGCACTGTAGCTAATTTACCCGCAAGTTCAACGGCTGTTGTTTATGCGGACGGTGGGACATTTACCGGTTCAGCAACTAAAAGCACACTAGGAACAACTGCAGGTGCTTTATATCAAGTAACCTCAGCTGCTGATGGTACAGTAGCAAGTATAACAGTAATAACTAAAGGACCTAATTCTGCATCAGGTAAAACTATTACATTTAGTTCAACCGCTTTAACGCAAGGTTTTGGAGTTCAAAATCCAGTTATAACAGGAGTACTAACATACACTCCAGCGGCTGCTAATTTAGAATTACCAAGCACGGATTTCACTCAACACCCGGTATCTCTATACGCTGGAACTGCAGGTGACGTAACTTTAACACTAGCAAGTGATTCTACTGAAGTAAAATTTGTAGGTGTAGCAGCTGGAACCTTTTTAAGCGTATTATGTACTAACGTTAATCTTGCAGCGGCCGGAAGTCCAACATCAGGATTACTAGCTCTTAGATAATAATAATAATAATAATAGTAATAGTAACAATCAATTAAATTAAATCAAATGAAAAAAGTAGAAACCAAAACAAAAGAAATGAGCCAAGAAGTTAACAAAATTACCGAAGAGCAATTAGAAGCTATCCAAAATCACCAAAAAGACCTAAATAAATCTTTAACTAACATTGGATACGTTGAAAGTCAAAAACACAATCTATTGCATGAATATGCGGGATTAGTAGAAGATATTGAAAAATACAAAAAAGAATTAGAAGAAATTTACGGTGCGATAAATGTTAACATCGAAGATGGTACTTATACTAATATCGAGGCAGAAGCTGAAGAAAAAGAGTAATAGTGGACAACATTATAAGAAAAATCAGTATTGGTTCTGATTATAAAAACGAAGCTATGCACTATGCAGTTGGTCAATCTGTATATGGAGGACATATTATATCTCATATTCTTTTCGAAGAAGACGAGCAATCTTACAATATCCATATAAAGAAAAACAATGAAATACTGCCTTGGAAAAAGTTCAATCAAAATATGGCGATATCAGTTGAATACGATTTAGAGTATTAATGAATAGTATTCATCAGTTTATAATAAAACCTATAGGTGAAAGATACAATAACGAGTTAACTATTGGTGATAAAAAACTAATAGTTAATTCTAGTATCTCTGACCATAAGTTTGTAAATAGAGAAGCAGAAATAATAGCTACTCCTTTAGCTTATAAAACTAAGTTAAGTAAAGGTGATAGAGTTATTGTTCATCACAATCTATTTAGAAGATACTATAACGTGAAAGGTAAGTCAGTTAATAGCACTAAATTCTTTAAAGATGACATGTGCTTTGCTTCTATCGATCAAGTTTATATGAAAAAGAGTAAAAGCTCTTGGGAAACCCTAGACAACTATTGCTTTGTTAAGCCTGTGGTTGATAAGGACACTTCTAACTTAAGTAAGCTTAAAAAGTGCATTGGTATAGTTAAATATAGTAATAGCACCTTAGAAGCTCTTAAAATCAGCAATGGAGATTTAGTCGGATTTAAAAAGAACAGAGAGTTTGAGTTCTTAATTGACGGTGAGGTACTTTATTGTATGCAATCAAATGATATTTTAATTAAGTATGAAAATAAAGGAAACGAAACTGAATATAATCCAAGCTGGGCAAATAGCAGTTGAAGAACTTATAAAGGTAGCAAAAGAAAAGATCGTAGACTCAGAAGATGATATCTCGGCTGATAGACTTAAAAATGCTGCCGCTACTAAAAAGTTAGCTATATTTGATGCTTTTGAAATATTAGCTAGGATAGAAGCTGAAGAAAATATTTTAAATGACAAACCATTAGAAGCAAAAGTAGAAGCTTTTAAAGGATTTGCAGAAGGTAGATCAAAATGATTTATATTCAAAATCTATATAGTGTGGTTGATAACCACATAAAACCTCATATTGTAAAAAGAAAAAACCGTTACAACCAATGGGATTACGGATACAACAAAGAGCATGATGTTGTTGTTATAAGCAAGACAGGTAAGATAGGTGAAATATACGAGATTCAAAATCTAAAAATAGCATTACCTTTAGCTGAAAAAGTATATAAAAGATCTAAAAAAACTAACGAGCAATTCTGGGAAGTTAAAAGACTACCTGAAGAATTAAAAAAAATACAAACAGTCTTTGACTGGAATCAATACCCGCAAGGGTTTAAAGATAAATGGTATGACTATATTAACCAAGAATTTATCAAACGTGAAGAAGGTTATTGGTACTACAACAAAGGTATTCCTACTTATATTACTGGTACTCAGTACATGTACTTGCAGTGGACTAAAATTGACGTGGGGTCAGCAGACTTTAGGGAGTCAAACAGGTTATTCTATATATTCTGGGAGGCTTGCAAGGCAGACAATCGCAGTTACGGAATGTGCTATCTTAAGAACAGGCGTTCTGGATTCTCATTCATGGCATCCGCAGACACTGTTAACCTCGCTACAATATCAAGAGATGCTAGGTTTGGGATACTCTCTAAATCGGGAGCTGACGCTAAGAAGATGTTTACGGACAAGGTTGTACCCATATCACTTAACTACCCGTTCTTTTTCAAACCCGTACAAGACGGTATGGAAAGACCAAAGACGGAGTTATCCTACAAAGTACCGTCTAAGCGGCTCACGAGAAACTCGATTAAAGAAGCCAGCGAGGAGGTACAAGACGGTCTCGATACCACGATCGACTGGAAGAATACCGGTGACAACTCGTACGACGGAGAGAAACTCAAGCTCCTCGTCCACGATGAATCGGGTAAATGGGAGAGACCGGACAACATCCTCAACAACTGGAGGGTCACGAAAACAACTTTAAGATTAGGTAGAAAAATAGTAGGAAAATGTATGATGGGTTCTACCTCAAACGCATTAGATAAAGGTGGAGCAAATTTTAAGAAACTATACGAAGCTTCGGACGTCACCGAAAGAAACCGCAATGGACAGACTAGTTCAGGACTATATAGTTTGTTCATACCTATGGAATGGAACTACGAAGGATACATTGATACTCATGGATTTCCTGTATTCGACACTCCGAAAAAACCAATTAAAGGTATTGATGGAGAAGACATAGATATAGGTGTTATATCGCATTGGGAGAATGAAGTTGATGGTTTGAAAACAGATCAAGACGGTTTAAATGAATACTATAGACAATTTCCAAGAACAACTAAGCATGCTTTTAGAGATGAAGCTAAGCAAGCTTTGTTTAATTTAACTAAAATATACGAGCAAATAGACTATAATGAAGATCTTCGTAATACTAATGTTGTTACGCAGGGTAATTTTCAATGGGAAGGTGGGATTAAAGATACTAGGGTAATGTTTTTACCAAGTAAAAATGGTAGATTTTTCGTTAGTTGGGTTCCTCCAAGTAATTTGCAAAATAAATATATATTAAAAAACAATACAAAATATCCAGGTAACGATCATTGTGGTGCATTTGGCTGTGATAGTTACGACATATCAGGAACAGTAGACGGTAGAGGATCTAATGGAGCTTTACACGGTTTAACTAAGTTTTCAATGGAAGACGTTCCTCCTAATTTATTCTTTTTAGAATACATAGCTAGACCACAAACTGCTGAAATGTTTTTTGAAGATGTTTTAATGGCTCTGGTTTTTTATGGTATGCCAATATTAGCAGAGAATAATAAGCCTAGACTTTTATACTATATAAAAAGAAGAGGCTATAGAGGATATTCTATGAATAGACCAGACAAGGTTATACATAAATTATCTGTTACCGAAAGAGAGATAGGTGGAATACCTAATTCAAGTGAAGACATAAAACAAGCTCATGCCGCAGCAATAGAAGATTACATAGAACACCATGTAGGTCTACAAGATCAAGGTTATGGTAATATGTACTTTCAAAGAACATTAGAAGATTGGGAAAAATTCAATATAAATAACAGAACTAAACACGATGCCTCTATAAGCTCAGGTTTAGCTATAATGGCTTGTAATAAAAATAGATATACGCCCGTAGCACAGAAAGTTATATCAAAAGTGTCTTTAGGTTTTAGAAAATATAATAATACAGGTGAAAATTCAAAAATAATATAATAAATGGTCTATACTAATAATAATAGCATCTTTCCAGATCAGGTGGTACCTGAAGAAGAAAAGAAATCATTTGAATATGGTTTAGCTGTTGGAAACGCTATTGAACAAGAGTGGTTTAGAAATAACAGTGGACAGAATAGGTTTTCCTATAATTTCCAGAACTTTAATAGACTAAGATTATACGCTAGAGGTGAACAACCTGTGCAGAAATATAAAGACGAATTGTCAAATAATGGTGATTTGTCTTATTTAAATTTAGACTGGAAACCAATACCTGTGCTATCTAAGTTTGTAGATATTGTAGTTAATGGTATGACTGAAAAAGGATATGAATTAAATTCATTTGCCTCTGATCCATTTGCGTTAAAACAACGTACTGACTTCGCTTCTAATGCTATGCGTGATATTAAAAACAAAGCAGCAATAGAAAAACTATCTCAAGCAACAGGTCAAAATTTCTTTGCTTCAACAGATCCAGATAATCTTCCCAAAGATCAAGATGAGTTAGATTTGTACATGCAGCTAAATTATAAGCAGAGCATCGAGATTGCAGAAGAAGAAGTTATAAATAATGTTCTTGATTCAAATAAATTTGATGAAACTAAAAAAAGATTAGCTTATGATTTAACCGTGTTAGGTATATCAGCAGTTAAGACTAGTTTTAATTTAGCTGAAGGAATCACTTTAGATTATGTTAATCCAGCTAATCTAGTCTACTCAGCTACAGATGACCCTAATTTTGAAGACATATATTATGTTGGTGAGATAAAAAGCATAACTCTTCCAGAGATAAAAAAATTGTTTCCAGATTTAACAGACGATGAGCTAGAAAGAATACAAAAATATCCAGGACGTCAGAATTACGCTCAAAGCGATTGGCAGGTTAATAGTGACGTTAATCAACATCAAGTATTGTTCTTTGAATACAAAACATATCAAGATCAAGTATTTAAAATAAAACAAACAGAGCAAGGATTAGAAAAAATCTTAGAAAAGCAAGATACTTTTAATCCACCACCTAGTGATAATTTCGAAAGAGCTTCAAGATCTATAGAGGTTTTATACACGGGAGCAAAAATACTAGGCATGGGCGATAGTATACTCAAGTGGGAACTGTCTGAAAACATGACGCGACCTTACGGTGATACTACAAAGGTTAACATGAATTATGTTATATCTGCTCCTAGAATGTATCAAGGGCGTATAGAGTCTATAGTAAGTAGAACAACTGGTTTTGCTGATATGATTCAATTAACGCATCTTAAACTACAACAAGTATTAGCTAGATTAGTTCCAGATGGAGTATATGTAGATGTTGATGGTTTAGCTGAAGTTGATTTAGGTAACGGAACAAATTATAATGCAGCAGAAGCATTAAACATGTACTTTCAAACAGGTACAATAGTAGGTAGATCACTTACGCAAGATGGTGAAATGAATCGAGGTAAAATACCTATTCAAGAACTTCAAGTTCTTCAGGTATATCTAAGATACAGGCCATGATACAAACGTATCAATATTACTTACAAATGATACGCGACGTAACCGGGCTTAACGAAGCTAGAGATGGTAGCGCTCCAGACAAAAACGCACTAGTTGGTTTACAGAAACTAGCAGCAGCTAATTCAAATACAGCTACAAGACACATATTGCAGTCTTTAATGTATCTAACTATCCGATCGTGCGAAAACGTTAGTTTAAGAGTTAGTGATATGCTTCAGTTTCCTTTAACTAAAGCTTCCTTATTGAACAGTATAAACGCTTTTAATGTTGCTACTCTCCAAGAAATAGACTCTTTGTCTTTACATGACTTTGGAATATTTTTAGATTTAGAGCCAGATGAAGAAGATAAAGCTCAATTAGAAAAAAGTATACAAATAGCACTACAAGCTGGAAGTATAAAACTAGCTGACGCTATAGATATAAGAAATATACAGAATATAAAGCTAGCTAATACATTGCTTAAGTTTAGACAAGCTGAAAACGAAGCCGCTCAAAGAGCTGCTCAAATGGAAAACATTCAAGCGCAAGCTCAAGCTAATAGTGAGTCTGCAGAAAAAGCAGCAGCTGCAGAAGTACAAAAACAACAGGCGTTAGCTCAAACAACAGTTCAAATAGAACAAGCTAAATCACAATTTGAAATCGAACGAATGGAGCAAGAGGCTCAAATAAAAAGAGGTTTAATGGCCGAAGAGTTTTCGTATCAAATTAAATTAGCTGAAATGAGAGCAAAAGCAGACACTCAAAAAGAAGCACAAATAGAAGATCGAAAAGATCAAAGACTACAAATGCAAGGTACACAACAAAGTGAATTGATAGATCAAAGACAAAACGATTTATTACCTAAGAGTTTTGAATCAGCAGGTAATGATAATCTAGATGGATTTGGACTAGAGCAGTTTACGCCAAGATAGTGAATTATTAATTTTATTATATTATATTATGTCAGAACAAGTAAAACAAGAAGGTGAATTTAAAGTTAAGCATCACATGCCTAAATACAAAGACATGGATACTATTCCAGAAATTACCAAAGTAGATTTAACTAAAAAGCCAACAGAAGATGCCATTCCAATCGGAGAAACAGAAACAATGGTTGATGATAAACAAACCGGAGATATACCTAAAGTGGAAGAACAAGTACAGCAGTCCGGCGAGATTACTAAAGTTGAAATCAAAAGTGAAGAAGTAGAATCACCTTTAGAACTAATAGAAGATGAAAACAATAGTTCTGAAGAGATCACAATGGTTGGAGGCACTGAAAACGCCACTACCCCACAGGAACAAAAAGAAGTACTACCGCAAGCTGAAACACAAGATGTTCCAGAAAATCTAGAAAAATTAGTTTCTTTTATGAAAGAGACAGGTGGTACTATAGATGACTATGCAAGATTAAACGCAGACTACAGCAATGTAGATGGAGAAGCATTACTAAAAGAATACTATAAACAAGCTAAACCACATTTAGATTCAGAAGAAATTGACTTCGTAATTGAAGATAATTTTAATTTTGATGAGGATTTAGATGAAGCGCGAGACATCCGTAAAAAGAAACTCGCATATAAAGAAGAAGTTGCAAAAGCTAAAAGCTATTTGAGTTCGCTTAAAGATGAATACTATGCAGAGATCAAGTTGAGACCTGGAGTAAATCAAGAGCAGCAAAAAGCTACAGATTTTTTCAACCGATACAACGAAGAGCAAGAGCTCAGTAAAGCTAACCAAAACAAGTTCCACGGCCAAACAGACGAACTTCTTAACAGCAATTTCAAAGGTTTTGATTTTAAAGTTGGAGATAAAAAGTTTAGATATGGTATAAAGGATCCAGTTAAGGTTGGGGATAATCAAAAAGACATTTCTACATTCATTAAGACGTTCTTAAATGACAAGGGAGAAGTTGTTGATACAAAAGGTTATCACAAGGCTTTATACGCAGCGCGAAATGCTGACACTATAGCGCAGCACTTTTATGAACAAGGTAAAACTGACGCGATTAAAAGTCAACTAGCTAAATCTAAAAACATAAGCACAGAACCTCGCAAAACGCAAGATGGTAATGTATTTGTTAATGGATTAAAAGTAAAAGCAATTAGCGGTCTTGATTCTTCAAAGCTTAAGATTAAAACAAGAAAATTTAACAATTAAAATTAAACTATTATGGCTTTAAGTCCACAATTCGGTTCGATAGTACCATCGCAACAACAACAACTGTTAGCGACAAACTATTTAGCATTTAACACAGGCGGTGCTAACGCCAATGATTTTGCACAACAGTATCTACCTGAGATCTACGAACAAGAAGTAGAACGTTACGGAAATAGAACTCTTTCTGGATTCTTACGTATGGTTGGAGCTGAAATGCCAATGACATCAGATCAAGTTATTTGGTCAGAACAAAACAGACTACATATCTCTTATGATAATGTAGGTAATGCAGGCGCTAATGTACTTGTTATTCCTGTTCGTGTAGCTGCAGCTGGTCTTCCGGCTATTACTAACGTAGTATCTCCAGGGCAAACTATAGTTGCTATGGATGGAGCTGGTCAAGAATTAAAATGTATCGTTACAGCTAGTAGCTTAGCTGCTCCTGGAGCCGCTACTGCTGGTCAATTAACAGTTGCTCCTTATACTGCTGCAAACACAGCTGGTTTAGGTGCTATCGTTAAGATTTTTGTATACGGTTCTGAATTTAATAAAGGATCTCAAACAACTAATTCTGTAGCAGGTGGTGTTAATCCAGCTGTTGGAACTACTAACATCAGTATTGATCCTTCATTTACTCAGTTTTCTAATTCACCTATCATCATTCGTAATACTTATACTATCAATGGTTCTGACATGGCTCAGATCGGCTGGGTAGAAGTTGCTACTGAAGATGGTACTTCTGGATACCTATGGTATTTAAAAGCTGAATCTGAAACTCGTTTACGTTTTGAAGATTACTTAGAAATGAGTGTTATTGAAGGTGAACTTGCTACCGCGGGTGCAGCTGCAGCTACTGCTGGTTTCCAAGGAACTCAAGGTTTATTTGCTGCTATTCAAGCTAGAGGTAATGTTGAGGTTGCTTTTTCAGGGGCTGGTGGTTTAGATGATTTCGATGAAATCCTTAAAAACTTAGATACTCAAGGAGCTATTGAAGAAAACATGTTATTCTTACAACGTCAAACGTCTTTAGATTTTGATAATATGTTAGGAGCAATTTCTTCTGGATTCCAAGGTGGTACAGCTTATGGATTATTTGAAAACTCTGAAGAAATGGCATTAAATCTTGGATTTAGTGGTTTCCGCAGAGGATCTTATGACTTCTATAAAACTGACTGGAAATACTTGAACGACGCTACAACTCGTGGTGCTCAAGTAGGTACTAGCTCAATCGAAGGTGTTCTTGTTCCTGCTGGAACTTCAACAGTTTACGATCAAATTCTAGGAACAAATATCCGTAGACCATTCTTACACGTGCGATACAGAGCTTCAGAAACTGAAGATCGTCGTATGAAGTCTTGGTTAACTGGATCAGCTGGAGGCGCATTTACATCTCAATTAGATGCAATGCAAGTTAACTTCTTGTCTGAAAGATGTTTAGTAGTACAAGCTGCTAATAACTTTGTTTTATTTCAAGGACTATAATAACTAGTGTAGATTTACCCTCGTTAAATCAACGGGGGTAACTTCTACTCTTATTCTTTAATTTTTAATTATATTTTATCATGGCTAAAAAAGCTACAAACTCTTCCTCGTGGGAGATCAAAGACAGAAATTACTATTTAACAGGACATAATAATAGTCCTTTAACTTACAAAATACCATCAAGGCATACGACTAGACACACGTTGTTATGGTTTGATTCGGAAAAAAACGAGCAGAGAGAATTGCGTTATGCAACAAATCAAAACTC